TGCTCGCAGGCATCCTGTGAATGCGAGGACGATTGCGAAGAAGTCTGCGGAGTGGGACATGCGGAAGCGTGAGGAGGCCTTGGCGGTTCGGAGGCCGAATGCTTCTGCTCCCCCGGGTCGGCCTGACTTGCCGGCCATTGGGAGGGAGGGGAGGGTGAGTTCGGTGCATTCTTGGGTGGAGACCATCTCGGAGATTGAGGATCCCAAGTGGGATGTGAGGTCTTTTCCCCTGACGGATGTGGCGGAGGCGCTGCACAACATTGCCAGCGGGATGCCTGTCACCTTGGCTGCCGAGGCGGCGGGGATGACGGATCGGGTGCTTCAGAAGTACCGGAACGCGGAGCCTCGGCTGGAGACGTTGTTCCGCAAGGCGCGTGCCCTCTCGGCGGCACCCCTTGTGAAGAAGATCATGGAGGATCGCGACTGGCGTGCGGCGGCTTGGCTGCTGGAGCGCGGGATCGCGAAGGCTGAGTTCAAGCAGGAGGCCGTCGGGAAGGATGACAAGCTCACCATCGAGATCATGGTGAGCCGGGACGACAAGGATGCCCTTGCCGGAGTCATCGATGTGACGGAGAGCGCGAATGCCACAATGGTCGCTGGGCTACCAGCCATCCGAGAAGCAGAGGATCTTCCACGCGGTAAAGGCTAGGCAGGTCCTCTACGGGGGTGCTGCTGGCGGGGGCAAGAGCCATGCCATCAGGATGGATGGCATCATCTCCTGCCTGCAAAATCCGGGCCTACAGGCGTATCTCTTCCGCCGGACCTACCCGGAACTGAAGGACAACCACCTGATCCCCATCCAGCAGATGGCGATCCCTCCAGAGGTGGCGGTGTGGAAGGAGACGGATCGGAAGCTCACGTTCTACAACGGGGCGTTCCTCCAGTTCTGCTTTGCGGAAGATCTGGCGGACATCTTCAAATATCAGGGCGCGGAGATGCATTGGCTGGGCATCGACGAGGGTGCCCTGTTCCTGCCCGATCAGGTCAAGTTCCTGCGTACCCGCGTGCGTCTTGGCCGCTACAAGGCCGCGCAGGACGAGGTATTCCCGCGCATTGTCATCGGCAGCAATCCCGGCGGCCCGTCCCACAACCTGCTCAGGGACATTTTCATCGAGCAGGCCCCGCCGATGCACTTCTTCCACGACAAGACGACCAAGACGAAGAACTCGCCGGGCTGGCGGAGCATCTACATACCGGCCCGGATGGACGACAACCCCCATCTGGATGTGGAGAGCTATGAGGGATCTTTCACCGCCCTGTCCCCAGAGCGGGCCAAGGCACTACGGGACGGCGACTGGGATGTGGTTTCGGGAGCAGCCCTATCCATGCTCGACCGAGGCAAGCATCTCGTTCGCGGCTTCACCCCACCACGCCATTGGACCCACTTCATGGCTATGGACTGGGGCACAGCCAAGCCCTTCTCCATCGGATGGTACTGCATATCGGAGGGAGCAGTTCTGAAGGCCAAGGACGGGTTCCCTCAGGTGTACCTGCCTCCGGGGGCCAAGATCCGCTTTGCGGAGTGGTATGGGTGGAATGGAGAGGCGGACATGGGGGCGAGGATGTCTGCCGGTGCGGTCGCCAAGGAGGTACTCCGCATGGAGGCCGACATGGGGCTGCCTCCGATGGACTTCCGAGTCGCAGATCCGCAGATGTGGGCCAGTCAGGACGGCCCCTCGCCACAAGAGAACATGCGGTCTGCCACATCCGGCAGGTTTATTCTGCGCCAAGGGCGACGCGACAGGAAAGCAAACTATACAACGGTTGTGCAGCACCTCATCGGTGAGGAGGATGCGGAGGGTAAGTGGAATCCGACTTTCTTTGTGACGAACGACTGCCGTCACTTCTGGCGGACCTGCCCCGGTCTGACTCTTGACGAACTTGAGCCGGACAAGGGCCCGGCTACTCGGAGGCAGGAGGACCATGTGTATGACGAGGTGGCCTTTGCCTTGTCCGCACATTCCCGCGTGACAACGGAAGACGACAGGCATAAAGAGGAGATGCTCGAACTTGCCCGGGAACTCTCGGGCGGCTCGATTGCAAGAGACCCATACGCTGTTCGCACAAGGAGGGGCTGAGTGCGCGGCGACGTATCTGCGAAGATCCGCAACCACATCCTCGGCTTGCCCGGGGAGTGGACCGTAGAGTCCGTATGCGACGCGCTTCCTGACATGGATCGGGACGCCATCGCCACGGTCATCAACAACATGCTTGTCCGCGAGATGATCATCCGCGTCGCCACGGGGCGTTCGCGCATTCGTGGCGTTATTGCGGTGTACGAAACGGTCAACGGGTACGCCCCGACGACCTTCGACAAACCAGAAGTCTGGGGAAGGCTGATGAAGGGACAACGCTACGAGGACGTAAGGTTCAAGAGGCCAGCATGAGCCGCAAGTTCTTTGCGCCGACCAACGCGCCGCACCAGCTTGGCGAGAACCTTGCTCGCAACTGGATGCACGGGGCGGACTACGCTCGCCATGGAGACCCTCTTGCCGAGGTCAACCTGCACTACGGCATCCTCCACGGAGGCGCGGAGATGTACCGCAAGGCCGAGGAAGAGTGGAAATCCTACGTCCATGTGGACCATGCCTTCTTTGGTCGCACCGAGGACCTGAACGGCAGGGGTGGGTACTTTCGTTTCTCGCTCAACCACCAAGCCAACGAGCCCAAGAAGACCGTCGAGATCGATGCTCCGCGTCTGGCGGCACTCCAGAAGAAGGGCTTGCTCAAGCTGGAGCCAAAGCGGGCGCTCAAGAAGAGCCGACTGGTCATCTACCAGCCGCCAAGCACCTTCATGGTGCAGCACTACGGTCTCTCACCAGACTTCGATGGCGAGTGGAGGGCCACCTTGAGGCGTCTCTACCCCGGCATGATGGTCGTGACGACGCAGAAAAGCCCAAAAACCGACGATTTCTGGGAGAACGTGGCCGTTGTGGCGTCGTTCAACTCGGGTCTTGGCTACGAGGCCCTGCGAAGGGGTTGCGAAGCCGTGATGACGGCCCCCCGGACGCTCTGGCCCTACCGCACGGGTGACCTCAACGATGGGAAATGGGCCGCCAAGAGGTACGAGACCTTCTGCCTGATCGCCGGTCGCATGTGGAACTTCAAGGAAATGGCGAATGGCGAGGCTCTGTCGCACATGAAGGCCAACGGAGAGGTGCCGCTGTGATCAAGGCCAAGTCCGCCAAGGCGAAGGGTCGCCGTCTGGAGCAATGGATCGTCAAGGAGCTTGAGGCAATTGGCCTCAATGCCCATCGGCAGCCCGGATCCGGCGCTTTCGAGGCGTTCCCACATGATGTCTCGGCCCGCCTGAAGGATGGATCGCAGATCCTCGTTGAGGCCAAGCAGCGCAAGAAGGATGCGTGGGCCACGGGCGAGCGTTGGCTCGGTCAGGCTGATGTTCTGGTTGTCCGCATCGACCCTGAGCCCTTCAAGCCCGAGAACGAACCCCGCGTCTACATGAAGTGGTCGGTGTTTCGGAGGCTCGTGGGCTGATGCCGCAGGAAATGACCCCTGCCCGCATCATGGGCTACCGCAAGATGGCCGACAATCGTCGCGGGCGTCGCTGCGTGAAGCTGTCGGTCAACGGAAACATGCATCCGTTGGTGCGACAGTTCTACGAACTGGTGAACGAGAACCCCTTGCTCACCTTAAAGGTGTTGTCGGAGAAGTCCGGCGTGCAGATCGACACGATGAGCCAATGGCGATACCAACACTCGCCTGCGCTCGTCACCTTCGAGGCTGTCCTCAACGCTGCTGGCTACGAACTCTGCATCAAGAAGAGGAGGGACGCATGACCACGCTTGCGCTCTACAAGCAGATGCATGCCGAGGGCAAGTTCCCCGGCCACAGCACCGAGAAGTGGTCCGACATCGTCGCCAAGGCCATCAAGGACTATGGAGCCAAGTCCATACTTGACTTCGGCAGCGGCAAGGGGATGCAGTACGACTCCCTGAAGCTGCACGAGAAGTGGGGCGTGGAGAGGCCGACGCTCTACGACCCTGCGGTGCCGGGCATCGACAAGTTACCCAATCCGTTCAACGCATTCGATGGCGTGATCTGCCTCGACGTGCTTGAGCATCTTGAAGGCGACGAGTTGCGACGGGCGATCTTCGACGCAACGATCCGCGCCAAGCGTTTCGTGATCTTCGGTATCGCGACGTTCCCGGCCAAGAAGACGCTGCCGGATGGACGCAACGCTCACCTCACGATCTGGAGCCAAGATGTGTGGACCAGCTTCATCAACAGCCATCGCTTCATGGGAGATGCGCTGGTGATGGTGCATTTCGACGGAGGCCATGATGGACGGTGATCCCTTTACCTACTGGATAGGTTTCGATGGCAGGGAGCCGGACGCATACGATGTCTGTTCGTTCTCCTGCCAGCGAAAGAGCAGCATCCCCCTTCATGTGCGGGCCTTGCGCCACAAGGAACTCCGCAGCGCAGGAGTGTTCACGCGCAGTTGGGGCGTAGACCCCATGACTGGGCAGATGTTCGACATGATCGACAAGCTGCCGTTCTCCACGGAGTTTGCGTTCACGAGGTTCCTCGTCCCGCATCTTCAGGGATACAAGGGATGGGCGTTGTTCACGGACTGCGATGTCCTTTGGCTTGACGACATCGGCAGCCTCGTGAAGGAGGCGGACGACAAGTACGCGGTCATGGTCGTGAAGCAGATCCACATGCCGCAAAACCAGATCAAGATGGATGGTCAGGTCCAAAAGCCGTACCCACGGAAGAACTGGTCATCCGTCATCCTCTACAACTGCGGACACCCGTCAAACCGTGTTCTAACGCGCGACTTCGTGAACAACGCGACTGGACGCGAGCTTCACACCTTCTCTTGGCTGAAGGACAGCGAGATCGGTGACCTGTCGCCGGGTTGGAACTTCCTCGTTGGTCACACCAAGCACAACGTGAAGCCTCGCCTGATGCACTTCACGGATGGTGGCCCGTGGTTCCAGCACATGAAGGACACGCCGTTCGCGGGCTGGTGGACGACCGAGTACTACTTGATGCTCAAGCAGCAGGGGAAGTACGAGTGAAGAAGATCGGAGACTGGTGGCTGCCGAGCGCAGACCAGCATTTCGTTGGCGACATCACGGGATACCAGAAGGCGTCCTACGATCTCGCGATGCAGCATGTCAGCAAGCTGGGAATGGCGATTGATGTCGGCGCGCATGTCGGCATCTTCTCTCGCCGCATGACGGACGACTTCTCGCTTGTGCATGCGTTCGAGCCCGACTCCCACAACTACGCATGCCTCGTTCGCAACGTCACGTCTTGGACGCTCAAGGCGACGTATGGGGCGGCTGGAGCGCAGCGTGGCATGGGCAGCGTGCGCGTGGATGCCATCTCGAACACAGGCGCTCGCGGGTTCGAGTCGTCGGCCATTGGCAGCGTCCCGATGTATGCCATCGACGAGTTCAAGTACGAGAACCTTGGGCTTGTGAAGATCGACACGGAGGGCTTCGAGCATCGCGTGATTGTCGGTGCCCTTGAGACCCTCAAGATCTATAAGCCCGTGCTGATCGTCGAGCGACCGAGCGAGGAGGCCGTCAGGGTGCTGATCCTTCTCGGGTACAGGCTTGCCGATGTCGTCGGCAAGGACAGCGTCTTCGTGGAGAAGTGACATGCGGGTGTTTCATGCATACAAGTTTTCAGTTTTGTACCTGTGTGCAATACCATTCACAAATTGGATGTTTGCATACATTGGTGTCTTGAGGGTCCCATTTACGGACTATGTGTTCCATCCTTTGGCATTTCTTGTTGGGTTTTGGCTTGTCTTGAGGGATTTTGCCCATAGGGAGCTTGGCGACAGGTGGATCTTTGCCCCTGTATTTGCTGGCGTTGCTATTTCTTTCGCGACCTCATCTCCTCGCATCGCATTTGCCAGCGCAATAGCGTTTCTTGTTTCTGAGCTTGTTGATTACGCAGTTTACAAGCTGTCGAAGCGACCGTTGCATCAGAGAATTGTGCTGTCTAGCGCGGCAAGTGTTCCTGTTGATAGCGTGATTTTCTCTGGGATGGCGTTTGGCTTGGCAAGCGTGAACCCGGTTACTTTCTTGATAATGCTGGCCGCAAAGATGTCTGGAGCCGTTGTTGTCGCGTTTGCGATTAGGAGGCTTCGGTGACTATCCATTATCACGGCACTCCAATCACGCCAACAGACGCCTTATACAAGCTTTCTGGTCGAAATTTCTGCGTGTCGTTTGCCAACCCGCAGCAGGTAGCCCATGTCCACAAAATTGGACAGAGTGTGATGCTTGACAATGGTGCATTCACGGCATGGTCCAGCGGCGCGTCTCCTGATTGGAGAAAATATTACTCTTGGGCAGAGAAGTGGCTTGACCACAGGACAACGTGGTGCGTCATTCCTGACGCGATTGACGGCGACGAAGATGCAAACGACGCCTTGATAAGGGATTGGCCCCATGGGAACCGGGGGGCTCCTGTGTGGCACCTTCACGAAAGCATAGGCAGGCTTTTGGCGCTATCAAGCAAATGGGATCGCGTGTGCATTGGGAGTTCTGGGGATTATAAATCCGTTGGAACTCCTCGTTGGCACATGAAGATGATTGAGGCCATGAACGCATTGTGCGGAAACGGTCCATCGCCAGTATGGCTTCACATGCTTAGGGGAATGAACGTAGCGGATTCAATCTATCCATTTGCTTCTGTTGATTCGACTGACATTGCAAGAAACCATCATCTCGGAACATGCCCGTCATCCATGGCATCAAGGTGGGATTCATTGCAGTCTCCCGGGCGATGGGTAGTGAGGCCGGTCCAAGAAGATATATTCGGAGGAAAGTGACATGAAAGTGATGATCTGCTCGTCGTGGTCGGAGGCGGGATTTGAACTCTACGGGCGTCGCTGGCTTGAGACGGCTGGCGAGCATTGGGACCCGAGCATCGACATCAATGCCGTCAATGACAAGCAGTTGGACATGGACTCGGGGTTCCGCGAGTTCATGGTGCGTCATGCGGTTCGCAAGCTGGACCCCAAGCAGCCGGGATACGACTACCGTCAGGATCTCCTGCGCTTTGCCCACAAGGTCTTTGCGCTCAAGGTTGCGCTGGAGGATGCGACCGAGGAGGGCCACGACTGGCTGGTCTGGCTTGACGGCGATGTCGAGACCCGCGCCCCGCTCACGATGGACTTCCTCAAGCACATCCTTCCCGAGGACAAGGACGGGGTGCTTCTTTCTCGTGCGCGCACGGCTCCGCATCCAGAGTGCGGGTTCATGGCGTTCAACCTCCGTCGCAAGGGCGCTGACTTCCTCCGCAAGTTCATCGGCATGTACGTCAAGGACGACGTACTGAAGCTGGCGGAACTGCACGACAGCTACGTCTTCATGGTCTGCGTCATCGCCCACATGGAGAGCGACAAGAGCGAGTGGCACGACCTTTGCCCGGTTGGCGGTGGCCCGTATGGTCTGGACGCCTTCGAGGCCAGCCCGCTGGACGGCGTGTTCGTCCACAAGAAGGGCAACCGCAAGGCCGGTATGACCAACGCGGAGATCGTCCAGCGTCTGCTGGTCGGGGTCGAGCCCGTGTACATCAACCCAAGGGACTTCGACGGCAGCGTGCCGGAAAATGCGGTCCCGGTAGTTGATTGCGACATGGTGCCGGTCGAGGACATCCGCCGCGCCATGCTGGCACTTGAGGACAAGCCATTGATTTTCATTGGCTTTTACTCCTCGGACGAGAACGGGAAGCACATCGACACAAGCCGATTTGGCATCAATGCGGTGAGGACCGACACGATTGCCTTTGAGTCCGTGGAGCGGGCCAAGGACGGCCTTGGGTTCATCCATGTTGCCGTGACCAAGGACTTTCCGGTGATCCCGGACGATCTCCCCGTCTTCCATCAGCGCCAGATGTCTGCCGTGAAGAAGGAGGAGATCAAGGCGATCACGAACAACTCCTACCAGACGAACATGGTTGTCCAGACGCAGAACTGCGTCCCGCACGAGACCATTCAGTCCAACATCAAGGCCAATCTCGGCCAGATCCAGAACTGGGTCAGGTACACCCGGCACCACATGCAGCGGGCCATCATCGTCTCTGCCGGTCCTTCGCTGGACATGCCGGAGACCTTGGAGGCCATCCGCAAGGAGGTAGACGCGGGCGCGGTGCTGTTCTGCGTCAAGCACAGCCACCAGAAGCTGATCGACGCCGGTCTGGTCCCGTGGGGTTGCGTCCTGCTTGATCCCCGTCCTCATGAGGGCATCAGTACCCATGGCAAGGCTCGTGCCGATCTCCTTCCGGCGGCCTATCCGGGCGTCCGGTACTTCTGCGCCTCGATGGTCGATCCCGGCGTCGTGAAGCGCCTGCTGGATACCGGAGGCAAGGTTTACGGCTGGCATGCAGCCGTTGGGGCTGACGAGAAAGAAGTCCTTCCTCCTGAACACCAGAAGTTCCTGATGGGGGGAGGATCTTCTTCTGCTGGACGCGCTATGATACTCGCGTGGCAGTTCCTAGGCTTCCAGTCGATTGGTCTATACGGCTTTGACTCCTGTCATCTGGACGAGAGCAAGCTAGACAAGTCCGCTCGACATCAGGATGGCACCCCCAAGTACGTCCTCATGGACGTGGCCGTCGGGGGTAGGAACCGGCAGTTCTGGACCGACAGGGACATCCTCTGTCAGGCGCAGGACTTCACCCGGTTCCTTCAGGAGAGCCCGTGGATCCAATGGGACGCCCACGGTCCCGGCATGGTTGCGTGGTTGTGGCAGAACACTCGTGGCATCATGCCAACCCTTGAGGAGACCTACACATGAACGACGACCGCAAGTGGCGAGGGGACAACGAGAAGGTCAAGCGCACCAAGCGACAGGCCCTGAACGCCCTGCTCGTCAACATTGCGGAGAGCCTTGAGGAGAAGGAGCGGGAGTCCATTGCACAGGTCTGCATGGAGGACTTCCGCGCGGACCGCGACAGCCGCACCGAGTGGGATGCGATGCATGCCGATTGGGTGGCGGTCTACAACCAGCAGGATGCCCCCTACAACCGCCCGTGGCCGGGCTCGTCGGATGAGTCGCTTGGCCTGCTGACGGAAGCATGCAACTCGTTTCAGGCTCGCGCCTACAAGGCGTTCTTCTCGTCTCGCATGCCCGTGGCTGCCGTCTCCACAAACCCGTCCATGCCCGGGTCGTCCGAGCGCGCCAAGCGGGTCAGCCAGTTCCTCCAATGGTCCCTGTTCTTCAAGGACCAGACCTACAAGGAGGACAAGGCGGCGATGCTGCTGCGCGTGGCAGTCCACGGCAGCGACTTCTCGAAGACGTACTTTGACCCGGTGATGAACCGGATTGTCACCCGCCCCGTGCGTGCAGAGGACCTGTACGTCCCCTACCACATCGGTCCCATCAACATCGAAGACGTTCACCGCAAGACGGAACTCATCCACATCCAGTTGAACGAGGGCCGCATCCGGGCGTCCGAGGGCTACTTCCTGTTCCCGCCCGAGCCCATGATGATTGGGCAGATCGAGTCCCCGATCCAACAGCAGAACGACCGCGACGGCGGCATCCATCCGTCCTCGACACATAGCGAGGACATGGCCCAGATCATCGAGCAGCACCGGGACCTCGACCTAGACGGTGACGGCATTGCCGAGCCCTACAAGGTCTGGGTTGACGTGACCTCGGAGAAGCTGCTCCGCATCGAGGTCCGCTATGAGGTGGACGAGTATGGCCGCCCGCTGAATGGCCGGATGCCCATCGAGGAGTACACCCACTACCGCTTCCTCGCGAACCCGGATGGCTTCTACGGTTACGGTCTGGGTTTCCTGCTGGGCAAGACGAACATCGCCATCAACAAGCTCCTGCGCCAGTTCATCGACGCCACGACCCTGTCGATCCACGGCAACATGAGCGGGTTCATCTCGGAGGCCCTGAACATCAGCAAGGGGCCGGTGAAGATCGAACTCGGCAGCCTGAAGACCGTCTCCGCAAGTACCGACGACATCCAGAAGGGCATCAAGACGCTCTCCTTCCCCGCCCCGCCTCCGACGCTGATGCAGGCCATCGCGCAGTTGGAGACCCGCGCCCAGCGCATCGGAGCCACGACGGATGCCGCAGCCGGTGACGTGAACAAGGTCTTCCAGCCCACGACCATCCAGACCATGGTCGAGCAGTCGCTGGTGATGTTCACGAGCGTTCAGGAGTTCCTGCTGCACTCGTGGAGCAAGGAACTGAACAAGATCTATCGCCTGCATGGGATCTACTTCCGTGGCATCGAGGGCTTCATCTCGATCAGCCCGGAAGGTCCTCAGGAGATGGTTGTGACGGAGCAGGACTTTGCCGACGACATGCTCATCATGCCAATCGCAGACCCCCGCATGATGAGCCAGCAGAGCCGCCTCCAGAAGGCCCAGTTCCTGTTTGAGTTTGCCCAGAAGAATCCGCTCGTGGGCAACAACCCTGAGGTCCTCCTTGCGGTGTCGAGGAGGCTGCTTGAGGAGATGGAAATCGATGGAATTGACAACATTCTTCCGAAATCTGTGGACGAACTTCCGCAACCTGCGCCAGATCCGAAGGTCATGGCGGAGCAGGCTAAGGTCGAAGTCGAACAGCAGAAGCTCCAGCTAGACGCGCAGAGGGCGCAGCAGGAGGTTCAGCTTGAGGTGCAGAAGATGCAGGCAGACCAGCAGATGAAGCAGGCGTCCATGATGGGCGACCAGCAGCTTCAACAGATGCGGATCGACAACGAGCGCGCCATGCAGGAACTCCGCATCCAGAACGAGGCGGAGATCGCCCGCATGAAGCAGGAGTTCGAGAACCTGCGGATGCAGCAGGAACTTGCGGCCAAGCAGCAGATGGAAGCTCAGAAGGCCAAGATCGAGGCTGACACCAAGGTCATGGTGGCGCGCATTGGTGCTGCCGGTGCAGATGTCCCAGAGATAGATGCGGTGAAGCCATTTGCTCAGCAGATGGGTGAAGACCTGCGCTCCATGCTTGAACGCATGGACCAGCAGAACGCTGCTCGCGACCAACGGATGATGAGCATGATTCAGGCGATGATGCAGTCCATGACCTCTCCTCGTCGAATTGTTCGCGGGCCTGATGGCCGGGCCATGGGCGTGGAGATGGGTGGGGCGCAGTAATGGCCCACATCGTCAAGGATAGGGTCAAGGAGACGACGACCACAGCAGGCACCGGAAGCATTGCGCTTGACGGTGCCGCGACCGGCTTCGTCGCGTTCTCGTCCGTCTGCTCAAACAACGACACCGTTCAGTACGCCATCGTCGAGCAGAGCGGCCCGGAGTGGGAGGTCGGCCTCGGCACTTGGAAGACCGGCAACACGCTTGAGCGCACGACGGTCTATGCGTCGAGCAATGCCGGTGCTGCGGTCAACTTCGGTGCGGGAACGAAGGATGTGTTCCTCACGATGGCTGCGTTCTCTCAGGACATAGATGTGCAGGAGTTCACGACGCCGGGAAGCAGTACATGGACGAAGCCGCCGTGGGCTAGATGGGTGCGCGTCGAGCTTATAGGCGGCGGCGGCGGCGGCGGCAGCGGAGCGCGTCAAGCTACGACGACGGCTCGCTTTGGCGGTGGCGCTGGCGCAGGCGCTGCTTACACGGTCATCACGGTCATGGCGTCAGAAGTCCCAGACACGGCAACCGTTGTTGTCGGCGCTGGCGGGGCTGGCGGAGGAAGTCGAACGACTGATTCAACCAATGGCGCAACCGGAGGAAATGGTCAGGACTCGACTTTTGGATCGTTGTTCAGGGCGCGTGCAATGAACGGTGGAGCTGGCGGAACGACAACCGGCGGAGGAGGTGCAACGGCCCTTAGCATAAGCGGAAGCCCTTATCAGTCAGTTTCTGCGGCGGGTGGGTCTGGTGTTGCAGGTTCTGGAACTTCGGGAACGTCTGGAACAGCAAATGCCACGAACTCAAACACCGGAGGTGGCGGTGGAGGCGGGGCAAGCAGTACTTCAACAGTCACTTCCAACGGCGGATCAGGCGGTTCGTTAGACAGCGGAGCTATTCATACTGGCAGTACAGCATCAAACAACGGAATTGGAGGTGGGTCCGGGTCTGATGGAGTTGTGCTGTATATAGGTGGACGCCCAATTGGGCGCGGCGGCGGTGGCGGATCGTATGCAACTGGCGTCGCTACCGGATCTGGAGGGAAGGGTGGCATAGGTGCTGGCGGAGGCGGAGGCGCGGCCAGCGACAACGGTTTTGCAAGCGGCGCTGGAGGAGACGGCGGCAATGGCTGGGCGAGGATCACGTCATGGCGGTGAAGCAGTTTCTGCTCAATCCAGACGGCAGCATTCCTGCGGGCGCGAACATCGCCGCGCTTCTGGAAGCCGGTGTTCCGCTTGTCCTTCCAACGCCTCGCTGGCGTCCCGCTGACGGCATGACGCTTGAGGAGCGCGAGCCGCAGCGCGATGAACAGGGCGTGTGGCGGCAGGTGTGGGTCGAGGTGCCCGTGCCTCCGCCCGCAGAAGAACCAACTAGCGAGTAATGCTCGGCTTCCATTCCATAAGCGAAGCGCCGATCAGCGCGCTTGTTGGTGGAGTTGTCCCTCCTCCTGTAGTCATAAAGCCATCGGCCCCGACAAGGCTTGCTCGATACGCTTCCTACAGGCAGGACGGTAGCGCATTCATCCGCCAGATCGCCCCCGGCATCTACCTGCGCGCCGGGTCGGAGGAACTGCTACCCAACGTCATTGTGGGCCAGCAAGAGGTCGGGTCTGCGGAGATCCTGTCCGCCAAGGGAAACCACCTTGCCAAGGAGATCCTCGGGGATCGCGTCACAAGGAAGATCCGCCGGGAACTGCGCCGCATCCGGGATACCGAGACCCGCCTTGCGGAGCAGGAGCGTCTTCTGCGACAGTCCAATTCCGCCCTCCAGCAGATGGAAGCGAAGATCCGCGCCAAGCTGGAGTGGGAGGCGGCAGACGAAGAGGATGTCGAGTTCATCCTCCTCAACCTGTAAGGAGGGGCAGATGCCCAAGACACCAGCGTGGCAACGCAAGGAAGGCCAGAACCCGAAGGGCGGGCTGAACGCCAAGGGCCGGGCCAGTTACAAGGCCGCGACCGGCGGCACCCTCAAGCCACCGCAGCCTGAGGGCGGAGCGAGGAAGCGGTCATTCTGTGCCAGGATGAGCGGCATGAAGAAGAAGCTGACCTCGGCCAAGACCGCCAACGACCCCAACTCCCGCATCAACAAGTCCCTCCGTGCATGGAAGTGCTGACATGAAGAAGCCCATCTGGGACCGCAAGCGTCCCGCATCCCTCGGCAAGCCCAAGAAGCTGTCCCCCGCGCAGAAGTCATCTGCCAAGGCGGCGGCTGCGAAGGCGGGTCGGCCCTACCCGAACCTTGTAGACAACATGCGCGCGGCTCGTCGCAAGTGATCCACAACATCGACCCTGACGAGATCGAGAACTGGCGGCGGCACCCCGTCACACAGTTCCTGCTTCAGGAGATCCGAAAGCAGAACGTGAACCACCGCTATCGGGTTGCCAGCGATCTTCTCACGCTTGGCCGGGCGCAGGGCTTTGACGAGGCTCTTGCCTTGATGGGTAGGTTGCTGAACTCGCCAGATCCGATAGGCTGACCGTAACCCGGAGGCCGACATGATCCGACGCCAGAACCGCATGAAGACCAGCCAGATCGACGCCGCGATGGATATCCTTCGCAGCAAGGGCCGTTACGGCGACACGGAACTGGCACATGTGAACCCGCGCGAGAAGGCCATCCTCAAGGCCATGGGCGGTGCTGGCAGCCGGAATCCTCGCACGGGACTGCGGGAGTATTACGAGGCCGGAGTTGATGTGGGCGGTGGAGACCAATCTCCGGCCGCTCAGGGCGACCTTGGGCTTGGGACTGGTCCCTCATTCGGAAATGAAAGTGGTCAGGGAGGGGGCCAGATTGCTGACCTTTCCCAGCAGGATCAGGAGGCAATCGGGCGCGGCGGCTTGATTGCGGGGCAGAATGAGGTTGCCCTATCTGGTCTTGGTGCTGTGGGACGCGGCATGGGGCGCGCACTTGATAGTGGTGATTTCGCTCCGGGGGCTGGATTGTTCTCCCTTGTCGGGGCTGGGATGGCCGAACTTGGAAGGCAGGCCAGATCTGCTTACGGCCCTGACTTTGTTGCTGATCCAACCTTTGAGGGAGGTCGCCAGCGGGAAGCGTTTATGGGTGGCCCAGATTTCCCCGGCAACCGTGCTGGAGGTGGCGACAGCCTCGCTATGGCCCTTGGTGCCATTCCTGTCTCCGCGCCAACGCCCCGCTACCTTCGCGGCGGAGAGATGGCTGCCCCGCAGGAAATCTCGTCTTTCATCGGCCCCGGCATGACCGATCTCCAGCAGCGGGCGCTCATCTCCACCTACGGTACTCAGGGCGTGAACAGCGCCTTCCGCACGGACCCGGTGCGCCGGTACTATGCCAACCTTCTTTCTCGTGGCCTGATCTCTGACAGGGGCACTCCCGTTCAGAATCCCTATGTCCTGCCCATCGAGCAGCAGTATGCTTCCATGGTCTTGGGCCGCCCTATGACCAACCCCTCGGATGCGGCGGCGGCCTATGAGTCCATCCGGGAACTCCTGTGAGGAGCTTGCCGTGAAGAAGAAGCCGATGAAAAAGGGCGGACGGGGCTGCTGATCAGCCTGCCAGTCTCGAACGCCCTAGGAAGGGTGGGGTCTGTTTCCCCCTCCTGTCAGACCCCCCCTTCCGCACTTTCCTCAAGTCGCTAGGTTTGCGACGGGCATCCAGCCCAAGAGGAAAGCATGAGCAAGAAACTGAAACCCTTGTTCGCAAGGGTCGTCGTCCGCGCTGAGACGCTACAGGCGTCCATCGCAACCAAGTTCTCCGGCCTGTCCAAGATGGGCTTCGAGATTCCCAAGACCGTTGAAGAGAAGATGATCCCCGACGAGGGCATCGTCATTTCCGTGGGTGAAGCCTGCGAGGTGATGAAGCCCGGTGACAGGGTCCTGTTCGGCAAGTGGGCGGCCAAGCCCATCGCCTTTGAGCCGGGCCTCTACGTCATGCAGGAAGAGGACATCATCGGAATCATCGAGGATGACGGGAAGGCGGTGGCCGCATGACCACCGAGCGCATCGGCAGCAGGGTCGAGGTGTCGGATGACGAAGTCGTCGCTCCTCAGAAGCCTGTTGCGACTCAAGCACCTTCTCCTGAACCCCGAGCCGCCCCCGCTCCCCAAGCCAAAGCGAAAGCGGAGGAGGGTGAAGAGAAAGGCACGGACTGGGTCGAGATCGAAGACCCAAAGCTGAAGGCCCGCTTCAACCGTCTCTACCGTCACACGAAGGAGGCGAACGAGCGCGCGGAGAAGACCGAGCGCCAGATCGCCCTGCTTGCCGAGCAGAACGGCAAGCTTCAGAAGGCCCTCGAAAGCATTGCTGGCGGGTTGAAGGACAAGGAGACGCAGGCAGAGCTTGCCGACCTCAAGAAGAGCGCGAAGGAAGCCCTAGCCACGGGCGACACGGAAGCCTTCATGGAGGTCAACGAGCGCCTGCTGGAGATCAAGCAGGAGAACAAGAAGCCTCCTGCTCCTGCTGCGGAAGCCGCTCCGCAAATCACCCAGACCGAGATGCAAGTCCTTCAGGGCTGGCAAACCGCAAAGGGCGAGGACGGTGAACCGCTTCGTCCTTGGGCCATGCCGAACCATCCCGAGTTTGCCGCGACGCAGGAGATGATCCAGAAGGTCGCGAACGAGCCGGGCATGGGCAATGCGTCGATCCGCGAACTGCTCAAGGAGGTGGACAAGCGCATGGCTCGCCTGATGGACGATGACGACGACGAGGACAGCGCGCCGAACCCGGTGCGCCGTGCCTTTGCGTCTCCTCGCGGGCGACCGGCACCGGCCGAGCGCCAGCAGACGAACCTGAGCAATCAGGAGCGCGTCATTGCGGAGGCGATGTTCATGGGCGGGCGCGGCTCCCTCGCCAAGACGGCGAAGGAAGCGCACGAGCTTTATCTCAAGCAGAAGCGACTGACCGGTAGGGCAGTTGCGGTGGAGGACTAATCATGGCAGACAATACTGAAATCGAGACCGGAGTCGGTGCGCTTGCGGAATCGGTGAGGGGCCGAAAGAAGGTCGCGAAAAAGGGAAACCGTAGCTGGGCTCCCGCCGCGCCACTCGGCATCAAGGCCAAGGACCCGTCCAACAGGCTTCGCTGGGTCCACGCCGAACCGGCCAACATGCTGAAGAAGCGTGCGGAAGGCTGGGAGCAGGCGAATGTTGGGGATGCTGTCCACGACCGACCCAATGGCGTCGAGTCTGGCAGCGGGACGCCAGCCGGTGTGCTGGAGTATCGGGACATGGTCCTGATGAAGATGCCCGAAGAGATGGCTCGTGAGCGCGAGGCGTACTACCGCAACGCATCTCAGGAGCAGGTTTCGGGCCTCAAGACTCGGGCCAAAAGGGATATTCGCGCCAAGACGGGTGTGACCGTCGAAGGCGACATCACCATCGATTAACCCCTCCACAAGGAGATAACCAATGACCGACGCTCCCTATGGCCTTCAGGCCATTCGGAACAAGGCCGCTGGGAATACCCTCCGCACGAAGCTCTACCGAGTGACGGCGTCGGGTAACACTCAGGGCATCTTCATCAACGATCCCGTCCGGTTCAATTCGGCGGGTCTCGGCGTCATCCGCCTCTCGTCCAATGCTGCGGCGAACACCCGCTGCCTTGGCGTGGTCTCGGAACTGTTCGACGAGAACGGCCGTCCGCTGACGTTCAGCCAGCCGGGTCGTGGCCCCTTCCTCCCCGCTTCGACGGCGGGCTGGGCGGCAGTCTACGACAGCCAGCAGGTCACGTTCATGTGTCAGGCGGACGCCTCGGCTGCCGAGACGCTCGTCGGCCAGTACGTCTCGCTGACGGCTGCGACGAACGGCAACACGGCTGCGGGCACCTCGGTGATGCAGATCCGTGCGGCTTCCGGCGACACCTCGATCAAGACCTTTCAGGTCCTTGGTCTTGCGCCGACTGAGGCCCGTGGCCTTGGCACGGTGGCGAACAATGCGGCTTGGGGCAATGCTTACATTGACCTTGAGGTCCGCATCGCCCTCCACTCGTACACTTCCTGATAGGGAGGAGCGAACATGACGACCGGAACTGGTAATCTTCCCGAACTCCTGTGGCCCGGCATCTCGACGATCTGGGCCGACACCTACCGGCGCTATCCGCCGCTCTGGAACCGCTTCATGATCCTGCGTCGCTCGAACAAGGCGTTCGAGAAGGAGCAGGGTGTGACGGGCTTCGGCCTTGTCGGGCAGAAGGACGATGGGGATTCCGTCCCCTACGTTGACATGCTTCAGGGCTATCAGCGCGAGTACGTCAACCTGACCTACGGGCTGGGTACGACGATCACCCGCGAACTGATGGAGGACGAGCAGTACAACGTCATCAACAACGTGCCGAAGATGCTGGCTGAGTCGATGCGACAGACCGAAGAGACGGTCGCCGCGTCGGTCTTCAACCTCGGCTTCAGCACGATGCTTGGTGCCGATGGCGTCTCGTTCTTCAACTCGGCGCATCCGAACGTCCGTGGTGGTACGCAGCGCAACACCCCCGCTGTCGCCTCGGACCTCACGCAGGCGTCGCTGGAACAGGCGTACATCGACATCCACGACTGGCGTGACGATTCGGACCTGAAGATCAACCTCATGCCGGAGAAGCTGCTGGTGGCCCCCACCAACCGCTTCGTGGCTGAGAAGATCCTCGGGACGAAGTTCGCGGTGGGTTCGGCTGACAACGACATCAATCCGATGGCGGGCCAGCTTGACCTGATCGTGAACCCGTTCCTCACGGACCCGGATGCGTGGTTCATCATCACGAACGCCAAGGCGGGCGCGACGTTCTACCGTCGTCGCAACGCCGAGATCACCCGTGACAACGAGTTTGACACGGAGATCCTCAAGACGAAGACGACGGCGCGCTTCTCGGTGGGTGCCACCGACTGGCGCTACGCCTACGCTTCGGCTGGCGCGTAAGACCGGAGACAATCCGGCTGGGACAGGGGGGCTTCGGCCCCCCTTTCTCATGGGGTACTTGTGGAGGAATCCACGGACGGTAGAGTGCCTGAAGATCAACAAAGGATCTCCCCATGACAGGCAAGACCCAGTTCCTCGGCCCCGTCGCATCCGGCGTGGACTATGGCGCTACCGCGCTCAACACCAAGTCGTATGGGCGCTTTATGGTGTGGACGCCACTTACCACCGTCCCCGTGACATCGGTGCCGGTGGCGGTCCTGCCGTTTGATTCCGTCCTGCGCGAGATCATTGTCTGGAAAGTCGGCTCCTTCACGGGCGAGGCAAACATCCGTTTTGGCACTGTTTCTGGCGGATCTGACAACCTCGGTAGCGTGTCCGTCTCTGGCAACTCGATGTATCGTGTGAATACCGCGACGGCGCAGACGACCCTTCCCTTCAACCACGCGGGCGTCTCGGCTGCCGGGACTCCAGTCTACCTCTCAACGGGCGCGATCTCCGGCACGGCCACGGCCCTCTCCTCGGCGGTTTACGTCGAGGTTGTCTACACCCGCATCACGCTTGATGACCGCCCTGATCTTGTTGCGGCGCACAAGGGCAACGACACGACCTTTCAGGGTCCCGTTCGCTCTGGCGCTCAAGATGTAGGCATCCCGGCCCGCCTGTCGGTTGGCACGCTCAGGACCGCGCAGCAGGCCACGGCGGCCTCGTCCCCTGTTTCCGGTCAGGTCATTGGGGTGATCCCGTATGGCGGTTACCTGAACGAGATCAACTTCTATTGCCGCACGGCCCCGGCTGGCGAGGCGACGGTGCGCTTTGCCATCAACGGCGACGGCGACAACCTTGGCAGCGTCTCTGTCTCGGCGGCTGGGGTCTACTCAGTCGCCCTGACGACGGCTGTCCGCCTCGTGAGCGCGCGCGTCATCAACTCCGGCTCTGCCCTCCCGGTCAGAATGTCGGTCCTCGCGGCCTCGGGCAGCATCGCGGCGCTTCAGGGTGTTGGCGAGATTGTCGTCACTCGCTTGGGCCAGAGCGACGGCTACCCGGGTGTCGGCCAGAAAGAGACGACCTTTCAGGGTCCAGTTGCAACGGGACAGTACCTTGGAACTTGGGGCAACAATAAGCCGGAGGTTGGCTGGGGTCGGTTCTCCAAATTGACGAGCAACATCGCCTCCACAAACGGCGTTGTCTCTGGACAGTTTGTTGGATACCTCCCGATTGGCGCTGCTCTTGTGGAGATCAACTACATTGCCGGGACGGCTGCGGCTGGTGAGGCGACTGTTCGTGCGGGTACGTCCCCCACGGCATTCACCTCTGACACCCTTGGTAGCGTCTCCGTGTCGGCGGCTGGCATCTACTCTGTGATTCGGTCAACGGCTGCGGTCGCATTCGACGGATCTGGAGTCAACCGCGCAAAGTCCGGTGCCACGGCACAGGCCATCTACATCAACGTCGCTGCCGCTTCTGGCAGCATCGCGGCGCTCTCTGCCAATGCGGCAATCGAGATCGTCTACACCCGCCTTGACCCCTCGATCTACGGAGTCTGATCCATGGCTCGCCCAAAGAACTGGTCGTTTACCCTCGCCAACGCGGAGGCAACGACGATCTACTGGCCCACGGACACCTACATCTCGACGCAGGAGTACGCTTTCAACTTTCGAGTTGTTACTGGTTCCGGCAGCTTCCTAACCGGATGCTCCGCATCTTCGACAATCGACCGTATCCTTGCGACGGGCGTTGTGTCAGCGCATTGGACGGAGCGTGTCGCGTTCAACGCGGGCACGGCCGCCACGTTTACCGGACCAACCTCTGGTTGGCGCTTCACGATCCGGTCCAGCGGTGCCGCCACGTTTGAACTGATGGCCCTTCAGGCTGGTCCCGAGCGGGTGGCTTGATGGGACGGTGGACGGAGCGCAACCGCTGGCGTCGGGGCAAGTGGCTTGTCCAAGACGACGAGAGCGGCTTCGTCCATTACTCGGATCAGGTCGTTCGTCGTTGGGACGGGCTGTATGTCCGCAAGGACCAAGACGAGCCCATCGACCCGCAATGGTTCATCACTTCGGAGAACGACCCGGCACCGCTTCCGTTCGTTCGCCCTGAGGCCGCTGCTGGCCCCGCTTGCAAGACCGGCCCCGCATACGATCCAAACAACAAGCCGATCAAGAGTTTTCCCGGCTACAACCTCTACATCGGGAGCAGCATAGGGAGCATGGAGATCGAATGCTCCTTCATCGTCTTCCCCGACACAGGCCCCTATCCCCCTCGGTGACCCATGGCACAGCAAGACAAGGCAACGCTGAAGCAGGCTTTCGAGACTGGTGACGCGCCCACGGGTTCCGACTTCGAGAACCTGATCGACAGCCAGCTTAACCTTGCAGAGACCACGGCCCAGACCATCAATGGTCCTGTCAACTTTGCTGGTGGCGTCACATTCGCCAGCATCTCTGCCGCAACCGTTGGCGGCAATACTGGCATGTTTGGCACGATCAGCACCTCTGGCATCTCTGCCGTCACGGTCTCGGCTAGCAACATCTTTGGGCTTGCGCGCGCAGAGTGCTTTGCGACCAGCCCGGGCACGATCTCGACTACGGCCATCAACAGCTACGTCGTCACGAACGTAGGCACAAGCGCGGAATCCCTCTCCCAGTTTACGCATAATGGCTCTGGCAGGCTTACCTACACAGGGTCCTTGACCAAGAACTTCATGTTCGACGTTGACTTCACGGTCAGCGGAGTGACGGCGAGCCAGAACGTAGCGGTTCGCTTGGGCAAGGATGGAACCTCTCAGTCGAAAACGACGATTGAGCTTCGCCTTAGTGCCACCTCCGCCCCGTTCTGCGGGCATGTCGGCGGTATCATCACGCTGACTGCCAACTCCTATGTGGAGGTCTTTGCGACCGCCACGCTGAACGTGAGCAACATCGTCTTCGAGAAGCTGAACCTTCGCGCCCGCGAGGTCTGACATGGCATCGCCCTATCTCACGGTTCTCCAGATCGTCAATGAGGTCTGCGACCGGATGAACATCCGCCGCGTGACCACGACGACGCAGAACCAGTTCACCAAGAACAGCATCAACCTCCTGAACGACATCATGGAGGAGCTTGCTGACATGGGGACTTGGAACGAACTGCAAGCCTCGGCTGCGGTCACGATGGTGTGCGGCCAGTCGATCTACAGCATCGACACGACGGCTCTTGTGACGGCCAAGCAGTTCATCCACTCGATCCAAGAGGTTTCGGTCTCTGGTCGCGTTCCCCCGCTGGAGCCGATCTCGGACAAGAACGAGTTCAGGATGCTGAACCGGGTCAACAGCATCGGCCAGCCGTCGCGCTACATCATCGAGGGCGTGGATACGGTTGGGAACCCGCGCATCGGCATGTTCCCTCGCCCCGGCGCGACCTATGCGGGCAACTCGGCCTACGTCAAGTTTCAGGTCCTTCCGCCCAAGTACGTCGCAGGCACGGATGACAGCGTGGTCGTTCCGTTCCCCGGTCGCGTGGTCGTGCTCGGCCTGCTTGCGGCGTCGATCCTTGACGAGAGCGGCGGGGCGGAGACGCGCCAGTATCAGGCAGCGCAGATGAAGTATCTGGCTTCGCGCAACTCGTCGCTTGGCAGGCAGACGGCCAAGACTGGCGAGTACGTTCGCGTCCAGCCGGGGATCACTTCGAGGTCCTGATGCCCGAGCGGTATTACCAGATCGCCCGAAGGGGCCTAGCGACGAACTTCACCGAAACGGAAATCCCGTTGGATTACGCCCAGCGGTTCCGCAATCGGTTCATCAATGCCGCTGGTGGCGCAGAGAAGCGTCCCGGATACGTTGCCTTGTCTGGTGCGATCCCCACGAAGGGCATCGTTACCGGACTCCACGAGTACGTTGACAGGGACGGCGCGGCCACCCTGTTTGCTTCGTCTGATGGCATCGTGTTCCGCTACAATGGCTCGTCTGCATGGACGCAGGTCTGGCAGGCCACGACAGCAGCCAGAATCCGAGCGGTGCAGTTCGACGACAAGCTGGTGTTCTGGAATGGTGTGGATCGGCAGGTCTACATCAACAGCGCCACGGCCCAATTCGAGAAGCTACAGGCTCTCATGGAGCAGGGGACCTGCGGATCGTCCACTTCGGCTGCGGCCCTGACTGATGCAGCAATCACAGACTGGACGGCGCAGACCTTCGTGGCACCCGGGGACATCGTCTTCAATGCCAAGCGTGGCGCATACGGTCTTGTGACGGCTGTGACATCGTCGCGGGTCAGCCACACCCCGATCAGCGCGGCTGCTCGCGGTTTTGGCAACACGCTCTCCCCCATCTCTGGGGCTGCCGTTGGCGGAGAGCCAACTGCCGGTGACGGTTACAAGATCTACGACAGCATCGAGTTGAACGTGATCTCGAACGACGGGATCATGGACAACGTCGCGACCATTGTCTCGACCAGCACGAGCCCCACCCAGACATACATAACGGTCTCGGCAGATCGGGTCGGTAACTGGACTACGACGACGATGCGTAACGGCGACATCGTCCACAACACAACGAAGAACGCAGCGTCGTTTGTGTCGGAGATCCTGTCCTCCGGGTTCTACGTCTCGCCCTCGATTGCCACGACTTCGGCGGGAGATTCCATCGTCCTGTACCAGTCGGCCATGCCGGTCGCCTCGTGGATTCATGTCCACTACGGGCGCGCGTGGATGATCGATTCCCGTGACCCGCGCAACGTCGTGGCCTCGGGCGCTAACGACATCGAGGACTTCACGGTAGACAGCCAGAGCTTGGAGACCCGCACGGTAGCCATTGGCTCCCAGCAGCCCGGTGCCGATCCGGCCAAGAGCATTGCCTCGTTCCAGACCTACCTCATCATCGGCACGGAACGCGCAGTCTACGCCTATCGAGGAACGGCCCCAGCCGATCTTGAGCCTGCCGGTCTGTTCCCGCAGGGCATTGTCGCTCCAGACGGCTTCGTGAACACCGGCAACGACCTGTCCTTCGTCGGGTATGACGGACTCCTGTCCATCAGCCTGCTCATCAACACCAACAACCTCCAGCGGTCGAACATCTCGGAGCCGATCAAGAACACTCTTCGAGCAATCATCCGTGACGTTGTGGAGAGCCCGAATCCCCAGATCCAAGTCGCGAACTACCAGCGCAGAAGCTGGATCGTGATGAAGATCGCGAGCAAGCTGTACATCTACAACTACGCCAACTTCGTGATGGACGACGGCAAGATCGTGGCCGGGGCCAGTTGGTCCGACTTCGACGGCCAGATTGGCCTCCAGAGCGTCGTGTACGTTAGATCCAATTCGGATCTTCTGCTCGGTGGGGCTGATGGGAAGGTCTATCTGTTCGATCAGGGGACCTACACGGACGATGGCTCCCTGTACCCGACGGAGTACATGCCCGGCTGGCTCAATCTTGAGGAGCCGCGACAGTCCACGCGCATCAAGACGGGCTCGTACATCGTCCCGAACTTCCAAGTCGGAGGCGCGGTGGTCTACACCATCGAGGCAACCGGCGACTTCAACCTCCAGTCCTATGACCTGATCACGGTCACGGCGCAGGAAGAGATCGGTGGCCGCCCCATCGGCACGTTCACCATTGGCACGGACTTCGTGGGCATGGCCCGCACGGTAGAGGGGAAGAACCCCCTTCGCTGGCGGGGGGCTCACTTCCGCCTCTCGTTCCGAACAAATGATCCATACGGCCCTGACGTACTCGCCGGATTTTCGGTATACGGGGACATCCATGGGAGACGCTGATGTTTGAGTTCCTCGCCCCCGCACTCGGCCCCGCCCAGACCGCCCTTGGCCTTGCCGGGGCTGGCGCATCTGTCGCAAATCTCTTCGGCATGGGACGGGACCGCAGGACGGAAAAGGCCCTGCGCGCTCAGGCGGAGCGGGCAACCCAGCTTTCCGAAGCCCTAACCAACCCCAACAGCCCCCTCTTCCAGAGCATGGCTGCCGACGCCCTCCAGCAGCAGCGCACGGCCCGGCTTCAGGGGATCTCGGACTACATCCGGGAGCAGGAGCGCAGGGCTCGTCGGTTCCCGGCGTCCTCGGGCAACGTGTCGGCTTATGCGACGAACCCGCGCCGCGACGAGGCCATTGCCCGCGCCCTCATGATGGCTGGGCAGAACGAGCAGGCGCAGGCCAACCAGCAGGCCCGGCAGACGATCTCTGGAGGCTTGCAGGCCCTTGGCGGCTCCATGCAGGCCCTTGGCACCGCAGGGGGCATTCAGGGGCAAAATCGCCTCATGCGTCAGGTCGGCATCCCGTCTGGCCTGTTTGGCGCGGCCCGCTTCCTGCGCGAGATCCCCGGCATGGAAGGTGCCGGCGCGCAGGCTTCGCAAACAGTTCGAGGAGGGTTCAGGAGCCCAATTGCTGACTTTGGCGGATACGAGTCTGGCATGGGGCCGCGAGTGAGGTTCCCTGAGTACTCAAGCGGCCTTCTCGGCGGAGGCACCTGATGGCTGGCGAAACTTTTGATGAAAACGGAAACATTGTCCAGCTGGGCGACCAGATCGAGTTCGACCCAGAAACCGGAGAATACCGATCCTCGCTTTTGAGTGGAGGGGATGGAACGGATTCCCTCCCGGGTGCGGCTGGTGGGCAGACCCAGACGCAGGCTCCGTCCCCCATGGCTCCGCGAGTGTCTGCCGGTGGCAGGGCGGAGGCCATGCTTCGACAGTTGATGGAGACTGGCGCTCAAGGCAGGACGATGCCGTCCAATGCCGCTGACCTAGCCATGGCTCAGACGCGAGTTGCAAGCATCCTCTCCAAGGCCCTGAAGGGCATGGATGGGACAAGCGGGCTTGAGCGCGTCGGAAGTGCCGCATTGCAGACCCTAGCCGGTCAGGGAAGGGTTTCCTTCCCGCAGGCCATGGCTGCCATGGAGCAGCAGGATCTCGGTCGCGCGTACAACATCGCCAACGCCCTCTCTGGCCTTGCCAAGGCGCAGGGTGCGGGTGCGATGACGCCGCAGCAGATGCTGAACTATGTCCAGCGTGTGCAGGAGAGCGAAGACAGGAACATCAGGACCTTCGACTCCCAGTTGAGCAACGAGGTCGGTGCCATCGCTCGCGGTGCCGCCAATCCCGGTGCTGTCATTGCTGCTTTCAGGAACGGACTCACAAACGCCGGTTACGACCGGGCGCAGACGCTTGAGCAGAGGCGCGAGATTGCGAACAGGGTGTTGCAGTCCGTTGCGTCAGAGCCGTTTGCGCGTCCACGAAGGGGTGCGGGAGAATCCGTCGCCACACCTGATCGAGGTGGAATTGTCATAGACGAGAACGACAACGTCACGCAGAGGAAGCTGTGGGTGCCGTCCAAGGGAGAACCTTTGACTGACATCGAGAAGAAGATGAACCTCGCCCTCAGGTCCGGCAACACGTCAGAGTACGACAGGCTCTATTTCGACAACCAAGCGACGCTGGCCTCCAAGGCCGTTCGGGATCAGCTTGGGACTGAGGGGGTCAAGTCTCTTGGCAAGGTGCGAGACGCACACAGGACTGCCGTAAGTGCCTTTGACCTGTTCTCGCAGATTGAGGGCAACCTTGACCGCAACTCCAATGTCTATGGCGTTGCCGGTAACATGGCTTCGTTCCTTGGTGGAGTGGCAGGTTTCCTTGGTCAGATGAAGAATCAGGTTGGCAACATCTTGAACTCCACGGTTGCCGCTGGTGGTCCTGAGTCGGAAGGCGCTCGTAGAGCACAAGCCGCACTCAACAACCCAGAGTCTTCCGATTTTGTCAGCACAGCCCTGAATCGTGCCACTTCAAGCCCAATTATTAGGGCACTAATCGCAAATGGTGCTGATGCAGATGTTCTGAAGGCAAACATCCTGTCTCTTGCCTACGTCAATGCAGCGGCGAATGATCCTAGCGGTCGATTCTCCGACAAGGACGTTGCCGCTGGAATCGGACAGGCTGCCGCACAGGCAACCAATCCCGAATCCATGCGCCGGGCTATCGGTGAGCTTCGGACCCGCTACACGAACAACATGAATGCGCTGCTGCGTTCTTCGCCCGTGTTCAGCGAGAGAGAGGTTTCTTGGTCGCCGCAACTCAATGTCGGGGCACAGGTTGATCAGATACTGCGTCCGGTTCGTCGTCGTGGTGCTGCGCCCGCCCCCGCTCCTGCCCCTGCTCCGGCCCCCGCGACACCCCCTCCGCCCGTCCCGGCTCCAGACACCGGAAACCCACCGCGAGTGACAAGCAGGGCAGAGTACGAGGCGCTTCCGTCCGGCTCCCAATACTTCCATCCCAATGATCCACCGGGATCACCTCCTAGGACAAAGCGATGAGCCAGCAGGAAAACGACTGGGGCCTGTCTGATCCTGTCGCGCAGCAGCCTGCTGCCGACGACCTTTCTTGGGGTCTTTCCGATCAATTCGCTGGGCAGCAGCCTGCACCAGCACAAGCTCCCATCGCGCCATCAGAACCAAGTCGCGAAGAGAGTATGCGACAGGGTACAGCGAGAGGATTGCGCCAAGAAATTGAGATGCTTGGTGCGCCTCCCCAAAATCTTGGAGCCGTCAAGCCAAGTCAGGAGAGGGCTGCAATTGCGCTTGCGGGCGAACGCACCCGCGCAATGGGTGAACTCCAGCTTCTTGAGGGCAACGTCAAGATTGGCGAAGCGCCCATCGAGGCTCGCCAACTCTCTGGCTACGGGCTGAACAGGCTTCAAGGATACAAGTCTGTCCTTGAGCCTCTTGGTTATCAGGTGAAGGAGATCACTAGCGAAGGCCCGTACAAGGGGGAGATCGTCTACCGTTATTCCAGCAGCGATCCGTGGACGACTGTTCGCGAGCCGGAAGGGTTCATGCGCCCAACCGATGTTCAGGCTCGCATTCGCGACATCCAGTCCATCAGGGGGACTGTCATCCCAGAGGTCCTTGGCGCAGCCGGTGGCGCTCTTGGTGCTGCTGCCGGTCGTCTACCGATACCGGGTTTGAGGAGTGGGGCTGCTGGGGCTGCTGTCGTTGCATTCCCTGCTCGTTATTTCGCAGAGATAAGCCGCATGAGGGAGGGCCGGAGACTTGGCGTCATCCCGAAAGATGTGTCCGATGCCGAGATCGATGCTGTCGCGATAAACGATGCAGGATGGCAGGCGCTGGGTGAGGCCGGTGGCGTTGCGCTCTATTCGTTGATGAGAATGGGTGCCATTCGCGGTATGCCTGACATGCAGGGCCTTACCGTCGATCAGTTGAACCGTGGGATTGCACTTGCTCGCGCCGACGTTGGCCCCGGTGGGGAGAACCTCATCACCATTGGAGACGTTCTTTCAAAGATCAATCACCCGCTTGCCGACTTCTTCAAGTCCGTTGAAGAAAAGACTGTCAAGACCTTCGGCAGGCCCTTGCACGCAGAGATGCGCGAGAGGGCGGCTGCTAGAGAGCAGTTTGCTGGCGAGCAGGCCCGTGGCGCGGTTGCGCCTACGCAGCAGACCGATGTCGTGCAGCTTGGCGAGGATGTTGCCACTCGCGTCGCACCCGGAGTTGCTGAGTTCCGTGAGTTGGTCCTTAGTGCTGGAGGACCTGTTGTGCAACGTCCCGATACCGGGTTGCTGGCGAGTGATGTCGTAGAAGCCATAAAGGCGGCCGAGAGAACGCAAAAGGCCGCGATCCAGAGCCTCTACCGGCGCGCAGAAGCCAGCGTTGCTGGGGCGACTGACACTCTGATTGAGAGCAAGGCGGCCCTTCAGGATATTGCCGACGTTCAGGGTGGTCGACTTTTCCCATCCCTATCGAAGGATCAGCGCAAGCTGGTCAAGGACTCCCTCAAGACCTTCTATGATGAGGTTCAGGAGCCGGGGAGATTTGACGAAAGCGGTGTTTGGATACCGGGCGGATCGAGATTCGAGCTTAAGCAGGTTTCCCTTGAGCAGATGAACAAGGCAATCACCGACATCAGGGATGCGATCCGCAACAAATATCGTGGAGAGTGGAAGGGCGATCTTGACGAGTTGGCGAACATCGAGGAGGCCCTTGTAAGGGATCGCAACCGACTTCTGATGAAGACTGGCGGCCAGCGGTCCGTGACGGATTTCGAGACCGCCGAGTCTCAATGGAAGATGATGAAGGACACCTTCCGACGCGAAAAGATCCAGAAGGCTTTCAAGGTAAACCCAAACATCTCTTCGGCACGCACAGCCGAGGATGCGCTTGACAGTCTCTCAATCGATTACGACACGGCGCAGCAAATCAATCGCTACATTTCACAGAGCGAACGTGATCGAATCCGCGCAATGCTCCAGTTTCAGGTAGCAGACATCGGCCGCGCATACGGCAAAGCCGGGAACGAGATCCGCGATGCACAAGTCCAGCGCCTTGTGGAGGCGGAGGACTCTCCATTGCGCGTATTCTTCACGGATGCGGAGCGCAGGCGGATGTTCGATGCGGCCAATCTCCAGCGTCTTCGCAGGCAGATTGGCGTGGCTGAGAACGAGTCCATGTCTGGATGGATCGACAATTTCTACAAACAGAAAGACGTTGACCAAGCCAACGCGACGTTCAACAGGATTCGGCGAGATCCGTCGCTTGCACCTGTTGCAGAAAGCATCAAGCAGGCGGTCAGGCAGAGGCTGTATAGCGACATCACCAAGCAGGGTCCAATGAAGGATGCTCGCATCCTTGATGTTGACAAGCTCACAGAAATGCTTGGAGATCCCCAAAAGGCCAGATGGCTTGGCTTGGTCATGGACCCCGGCTTCCTGACCCGTCTGGAGCAGGTTGGCAAAGCTACGCAAACCATGTTCCCAAGTGTCGCCCGCGTCGATCTTCCTCAAGGCGAAGGAGCAGCAGTTAGCGGTTTTCAAGCCGCAGCAAGGTTCCTTAGGACAGCCGTGGGCCCGCTTTCGCGTGAGTCTAGGTTCATCACGGCTGGAATGCGTCTTGCGACAGGAGAAATGCAGCAGCGCATGGCCCGAGCAATACTTGATCCGGAATACTTTGGGAAGATCCTGATTGCGGCTCGCGATACCGCTGGTGGCCGGGCGACTTCTGCAACGATTGGCGCTGCCTTGCTTGAGGACAAGATTGGAGACAAGACTGATCGTGGTGACTGGGTGAGGGAGATACCCGCCGCAATTTCGCGCACAACCGAACGAGGAATGGGAGCCATGCAATGAAGAAGATGTCCAAAGGCCAGAAGAAGGTCGAGAAAGTGATGGGCGAGTACAAGCGAGGGACGCTCCACAGCGGTTCCCCGAAGGGGCCCATCGTCAAGAAGCGCGGGCAGGCCATCGCCATTGCCCTGTCGGAAGCCAACATGTCCAAGAAGCGGAGGAAGTGATGAAGAACGAGCCCGGAGAAGGCCCCATGCACGAGAAGCGGGAAGGCCGCGCCTACGAGAAGCGCGAGTCCATGCGCGAGTACGGCAGCAAGCGGGACAGGAACATGTCCGGGATGCCCTGCTGCGCCACCTTCTCGTACCCTACTGGCACGATCCCCACGGCCAAGGTAAGCATGGGAGCGCAGAAGACGAACCCGGCGCGCCGCAACCGCAGCTACTGAGGGTGCCATGACGGCCCTGTCGAAGACCGCCCTGAAGGCCCTCTGGAAGGCTTACTTCCAGCCCACCAGCGCAGACTTCAGCAACCTCATCGACTCGTGGACGGACTACTCCGCCCCGCTGGAGATGGCGCTTGCACAAGTCTCTGCCGGTGCGACGGGCGTTCCTGTCTTCGACAGCGCCACTTCTGCCCGGGTGGTGCCTGCCGGGGCGACCGGCATCGCCCTGCTGTCCGCCGCAACCACCACAATCGCCCAGAACACCCTCGGGGCTGGTGCGGTGGGCAAGCAGGTGTTCACGGCTGCCACAACGGCTGATGCCGTCACGGGATTGGGTGGTGGGACCATCGGGAGCAACGTCTTCCAGTCCTCGCTAGCCAACTCTGCCGCCGGGTTTTTTGGAGCCATCCACAACCACGGTACGACCGCCGGGACCATCGCCCTCAACCTGTCGAACGGCTTGAACTTCCGGCTCGTCCTCAACGGGGCCGTGACGTTCAACGCCATGACAAACGTGGTTCCGGGCGATAGCGGGGTGATCGAGGTCATCCAAGACGGGACTGGAGGGAGGGCAGCCTCCTTCTCCACGTCGTTCATCTGGGAGGGGGGTTCCTTCCCCGGACTGACCACAACGGCCTCCGCAAGGGACTTGATCGCCTACTACGTTGCGGAGACGAGCCTCGTCTACGCCCGTATCGGGCTGGCCTACGCCTAATGTTCGGCGCACACCCCATGCTGCGGACGGGCGGCGCTGTCTCGTACAGCGTCCCCTATTCGCTGCGCTTCCGCGCAAGCAATAGCGCATATCTAAGCAGGACGTTTGGTTCCCCAACCGACGCCAAGAAGTTCACTCTCTCGTGGTGGATGAAACGCGGCACGGTGGGGACGGCAGTCAGCATACTTTCTGCCATCAACGTCACCTCCACTTTTTCGATGCAGTTCTCCACCCAGACCACTAATGGCGATGGAGATTATTTTAGGGTTGCGAACCCTAATGCCGGGACGACGTACCTATACACCGATGCGGTCTTTCGCGACCCTTCAGCTTGGTATCACTTCGTTTTCGTGTTCGACAGCGCCAACGCGACGGCCAATGACCGTGCCATCCTCTACTGCAACGGCACTCGCCTCTCGACCACGGTGAGCGTCACGCTGAATGCGACCAGCCGTTGGAACGAAAGCGGAGCGACGGCGCGCATCGGCCTTGGCGGCGCGGGCTTCGCAAGCGTCAAGGACTACTTCGACGGCTACAAAGCCAATTTCTACATGATCGACGGCCAAGCCCTGACGCCCTCCTCCTTCGGCCAAGCCGACGCCACAACGGGCGTGTGGGTGCCGAAGGCGTACAGCGGCACCTATGGCACCAACGGCTTCTTCCTTCAGTTCAAGGACGCCGCCAGCACCACCACTATCGGCTACGACACCAGCGGCAACTCCAACAACTTCACGACCAGCGGCATCTCGGTGACGAGCGGCACGACGTTCGACCAGATGACCGACACGCCGACAAACAACTATTCTACGTTCGATGCAATCTCGCCTGTCGGGTCTGCTTCTTCTATCGGCACGCTTTCTGCCGCCAACCTGACATTCGACCACTCGGCGGCTAACTACGCGCAGCGGTTTGGTTCTTTCGCGGTGGCGAACGGTAAGTGGTACTTTGAATACACGATCACGACGCTGTCTTCTGGTTCTGGTCTGGCGTTTGGAATTGGGAAAACCGCCGATTATCCTTCTGGGACGGGCGTCCCCGGATCTTGGACGGGCTGCGTTGGATACGGTGAGTTTGGAGACAGCTACCTTCGCCCCATTACCGAAGCGGCTGGACTTACAAACATAAGCGGCGTTGCGTCCACAGATTTTCTAGTCAACGACATCATTATGATTGCCTTTGATGTCGGGGCCGGAAAGTTCTGGATGGGCAAGAACGGCACATGGTTTGACAGCGGAAACCCCGCAGCGGGAACAAACGAGAAGCAGACGTTCACGGCGAACATCAACTGGCGTCCGTGGTGCGTCACATACGGCTCCAGCGCCGCGCAGAATGTCGTCAACTTCGGCCAGCGCGCCTTCTCCTACACGCCGCCCACCGGCTTCAAGGCTTTGAACACCGCCAACCTCCCGACGCCCTCCATCAAGAAGGGTTCGCTCTACATGGACGCGACCCTTCGCACGGGCACGGGTGCGACGGCTTCGGTGTCCTCTCTCGGGTTTCAGCCGGACTTCGTGTGGATCAAGAGCCGGAGCGCGGCTACGGACCACGGCCTCTACGATGCGGTGCGAGGCGTCCAGAAGCAGCTTGAGTCCAATACTCTCACAATTGAGACAACAGAGACTACGGGCCTCACGGCCTTCAACAGCAACGGCTACACGGTCGGCTCGTTGGCCCAGCTCAACACCAATACCGCCACCTATGTGGACTGGGCGTGGAAGGAAGGCGTCACGCCGGGCTTTGATATTGTTCCCTACGCTGGAAATAGCGTGGCTGGTCAGACAATCAGCCATGCTCTTGGGTCTACTCCCGCAATGATGATTCTAAGGAGTAGAAGTGCCGCACGAACATGGGCCGTCTACCATAAGAACCTGACAAGCGCGGCTTACTACCTTGGTCTCGAAACGACCAATGGTCAGCTTGTTGACAACACCATGTTTAACAGCACGGCACCAACCTCTTCTGTCTTCTCCGTCGGGACGTACCAGAACACCAGCGGAGAGAATTACATCGCCTACCTCTGGTCCGAGATCGAAGGCTTCTCCAAGTTTGGCAGCTACACCGGCAACGCTTCGACGGATGGGCCGTTCGTGTGGTGCGGATTCCGGCCTCGGTACGTCCTCATAAAGAGCACGGGTGTAGAGAACTGGTCGGTGCAGGATTCTGCGCGCAATCCGTCCAACGTGGTGAACGCACGGCTGAAGCCGAATAGCGCCGATGCCGAAGGCGTTGGATCGGCGCAGAACGTCGATTTCCTGTCCAACGGGTTCAAGCTCAGAACAACGGACCCAGAAAAGAACTCCAGTAGCGTCACCTACATCTTCGCCGCATTTGCCGAAAACCCCTTCAAATATGCGAGGGCACGATGAGGTTCTCTCTCCCCGACGGCCAGACCGTCCGCATCGACCAGCCGTTCACGATGGGAGGCGTCAACTACCCGTACAACTGGCTGCGACTGATGACGCCGAGCGAGCGCATGCAGTTTGGTGCCATTGAGCTTCCCGAGCCCGCACCAGAGGTGACGCCTTACGTCCCCACCCCGCTTGACGAGATCCGCAATCTGGAAGCCCAGATCACTCCTCGCCGTCTCAGGGAGGCTGTCTTGACTCCGGAGGGCAAGGCATGGCTTGAGGGAATCGAAGCACAGATTTCGGCCCTTCGCCCGCCCAAGCAGGAGGTTGCGCCATGAACGAGTCCACGAAGCACGCCATCGACGCAGCGTCGTTCTCGACGGCACTTGCAACCGTGGCCGGATGGCTTCCTTCTGTCGCCGCGATCTTCACCATCGTGTGGACCGGCATTCGCATCTACGAGACGAAAACCATCCAGCATCTCGTCGAGCGGCTTCGGAAGCCCTCGGAATGAGCGATGGAAGCTCTAGAGGCCGTCCTCAAGCTGTGGCCGCTTGCGATTGGATTCATCACGCTGGTGATCGTCCTCGCCAAACTTGACCAGCGTGTCCTCGTGATCGAGGAGAAGGTCAAGGCGCTGTTCGATCTCTGGAACAAAAGGGGGTGACCATGGATGGGCTTATTCTCGTCGCGCAGAATGACAAACCCCTGTGCATGCCGATCCACCAGATCGAAGAGGTCTTGGACAAATACCGGGAGAAGGCTTTCGTTGCTGGCAGGGTAGACAACGGCAACATGCTGGTGATCTACACCTCCCCAACCGGCACATGGACAGCGGTCGTCATCGCCCCCAACGGGACTGCCTGCGTTGGTCCGATGGGGAGGGACATGAAGCTCGTCGGCAAGGGTGCCTGAATGCCCAATCCGGGGCTGAGCCGCGAAGAAGCCTTGCGGCGCGTGGAGACCGTTGAGCAATGTCTTAGGGAGGGACATGTCCCACCCGGCATGACGCCACAGAACGGCATGCGCGGGGCTTGGGCGGAAGCCATGTTCCGGCTTGGCAAGCGCATCAACGGCAAGACCAGCACCGTAGCCCAGCTTGAGGAAAGTGCCGGTCGGCAGATTGACTGGTCTCAGTACGTCACAAGGGGCCGCAGGGAGGCGCTGGGGCAGAGGTACACCCCTCCCCCTATCCCAGACCCCGACATCCCCGTCGAGGCCCTCATAGACCGTCTGGCGGAAGGCTACACCCGCCGTTCGGAGCATCGGGCTGCCAAGAAGTGGATGCGCTTTGGGTTGAATGAGGATGGTCCCTACTGCATTGCGGTAGTCGGTGACCCCCATCTCGACGATCCCGGCTGCAACTGGCCTCTACTGAAGCGGGACGTGGAGTTGATGAGGACTCCTAACGTCCATGCTGTCTGTCTCGGGGATGTGACGAACAACTGGTCAGGGAAGCTGGTGCGCCTGTACGCGGAGCAGGAAACCACCCGGACGCAGGCTTGGAAGCTGGCCGAGTGGTTCTTCGGGGCCGTGCCGTGGATCGTTATCATTGCTGGCAACCACGACATGTGGAGTGGGTCTGGCGATCCGCTGGACTGGATGGCTCGCGGGCATGCGGTCAAGCAGGACTGGACGGCGCAGTTCGAGGTCTCGACGCCATCTGGCCATGTGGTTCGGATCGACGCCCGCCATGACTTCAAGGGAAGCTCCATCTACAACCCCCTGCATGGGTTGATGCGAGCGCGCAGGTTCTCTGACGGAGAGGCTGACATTCTCGCTGCCGGTCACCAGCACCATGCCGAGATCTACCAAGGTCAGGACCCGGAGAAGGG